GAAGAGTGTGTGGCTAAACCACAAGGCTGTTGTAGAATGTATGCTGGGTAGTACTACCATCCTCCGTGGAATTGTAAGTTTATTAGAACGTATGAATCATGCAACAAAGAATTATTGGAAGTTGGTAATTGATACTGCAGAACCAATGGAAGGGTCTGAACATTCATTTAATTACATGGTGGTAGACGCCAATTTTAGAGAAAGTTCTGACCGGTCGGTGTCAAAGTTTATAGATAAAGTTCACACATTTAACAAATATGTTCGCACTGATCCCGCCACGGGTAAGTTGATAGGGTCAGAATTGACCGAATGTTCTATTGATTTATCGTTACCGAAGCGATTGTTTACACAAATTGCCACATTAGGATTGGTACAACCAGAGGACATGCAGAAGATTGCGGATGCTGGTAAGACTAAAGACGAATTAGCAGAAGAAGCTGCTACTGCGGCAAAAACTGGCATTGGACCAACCAAACCACCAAAAATATCTGATCCAAATGATACCTTACGAGAAATGTTTGCCATTACGTCTCTTGCCGGTGTAGACACAGACGGAAATTTCAATGACAATATCCAAGGACCGGATATTACAATACTTCCAAAAACTGCCCGCGCAGAACAATTAAAAGCCGCTGGAATATGTGGAAAAGCTAACACGCAGACTACTGCAAACACCGGTGGGGTTGGACAAAAACCGGGTGGAATTGACCCTTCTATAAATCTTAACGGTAAAAGCGCAGACGAACTGAAAAAAGCACAAGAAGATGCATTGAAAATTACGGAAACGGATGTATGTAAAAAATGTGCACCATGCAATCAAAGTAAAACAACCGCAATTGCAACAGGAAACACGAATTCATATATAACAAATACTCCGTGGAGTGCAGGATTCATAAGTTATGTTATGCAGGAAAGTGGAACTTCATTTCCATCGGCGGGTGCACATACAACATATGCACAAGCACTCAGAACCAATAGTCGCGGTTGGACCGTATTAAATCCTGCCACAACCGAACTTAAAGTAGGCGATGTGATAATTGAAAATCGAACCAATAATACGTTATCGTTTAAAAGTTCAACTTGGTCAGGTGCAAGTCATGCAGATATCGTAACAAGCGTTAGTGATTCACGTATAACTGCAGTCGGGGGCAATGTTAGTGATTCGGTGACAAGTGCGTCACCGGCCGTGACAAACGGTATATTAAGTAGTACGAAGTATTTTACTGTATTACGTCCACCTGCCTCTCAAGTAACACGAATCGTACAAGTAGCAAACGTAGAATTGAAAAAATGGCAATCGGCCGCATGGAAAGAAACCACGCCGGCAGCATTGGACACAGTAACCTCATATTATGTTGCAGGTAAACTATCGGCTCCACCTAAAACGGGAAATCAAAAACCACCCGTACCAAATTCTACGGCGTGCAACGATGATACATATGCTGAAGTGGGGACTATTGAATATAAAGGAACGTTAGGAGCCGATTCCGTTCGATCTGCTCGACCGGCACTAATTGCTGACGGAAAGGTAATCTGCGCAAACTGCGCAAAAGCAAGTGCCATACTAACACAGTCTAAAGTAGTCATTGCGGCACAAGATAAGGCAACAAAAGCAGCAGAACAAGTAACTAGAGATTTTCCAGGCATGAATAGAGTATTTCGATATGTAGAAATATTCCCCGATTATATGGTTGCAGAAATTGCAGATTCTGCCAACGGTCAGTTTGCTAATGCGTTTGGTGCATCTCCTGGTGCACTATCAATATCCGGTGATATCGGTATGCCTGGTATAGCAGGATTACGTGTAGGCGAATTGTTTTGGATTGATCGCATTCCTACTTTCTATAAGGCGTTTGGTGCATTTCAAATTATGGGTATCGAAGATAGTATTGGTAGAGATGGGTGGACGACTAAAGTACATTCAACGTTTAATTATTTGGGAACTAATTGGAAAGAAGCAATGGCGACTAAACTTAGTAGTGCCAAGGCTGTACAAACGCCAAGTATTACTGCGCCAGTGGGTACATAATAATGATTGACACCGATTTATTACAAAAACTTTATAAGTCTGACGAACAACGATTAACCAATACTTTAGATAAAATACCGTCGCAAGTATTGCCCATCGTTACGCAATCAGATGCTAAGAATAAGTTTATTACACGGTACTTTGTGCGACAGGTCAACGATAAAGATTTTATTGTTGAAGTAGATAATAATCAGTACATGGAATTTAAAGAAAATCCCCGATTTGTTACTACCACAGTAAAATGGAAAATTGTTGGGAAAAAACAAAATATGACACTTTTAAACGGTGTGACGATTTATGGGGTCGAAGATACAAACCGCGTAGTAGTCTCAGAGGCGGACTTGACTTTTGGTGGCCTCTTGAAGTATATTACAAGTTATCTGGAGTATTGGTTTGCTGAAGAGGTTTAAATGGTTATTAGTAGTTACGAACAATATAACGAGTTAAAGTCACGAATGAATCGGGAGATGCATATTTGCACACCGATTTTTCGTGATTTATACTATCATGTCATGGAAAATGAAGTGTTATGTGTATCTATAACATTCATGAACGGTGAATCATGTATCGTATCTATCAGTCATGAGGATGCCCCACAGTTTGAAATGCCCGTTGGCAATGCATCGTGTTTTACGGCAAACTCTAAAGTAGTATCTACACAGTCTATTGATATTACGGCAGTTGCTTATATTCATCAATTGACCGTACCAGTACTAAAAGACTTTTTTACGACATATATTACTGATACGCATAATATGTTTCATAATATGCGCAACGTAAATAGAATTATTCCATTAACGACATGGGATTGTATTCTCACTAACTATAATACAGAATTATTACCGCTCGTAAGTCTATATGAACCATCTAGGCAATACACCTATATGCACGAATTATTGACCACGTTAAAAGATATAGAAAGTGCGGGATTGTGTGTAGATAGAACATTGCTGTCGCAACATTTTTCGGCCGATGCAAAACGTGCGTTCAAAGATAATATGGTGTATACCGAATATAATCCATATACTGCCACAGGTCGCCCAAGTAATAGATTTGGAGGGATAAACTTTGCCGCATTAAATAAGTCTGACGGTTCCCGTGATAGTTTCATTAGTAGATATTCTTCTGGGTCATTGGTGCAAATGGACTTTGAAGCATATCATCTGCGATTAATGGCAAACGAACTAGGAGTAGAATTACCTAGTGAACAATCGATTCATACCGAACTTGCCAAGGTATACTTCAATACATCAGACATTACAGAAGATATGTACGCCGAAAGCAAACGACGAACGTTTGAAGTCATGTATGGTACGAGTACCGAAACCTATAATTTTGAATTATTTGAAAAGATTCACGAACATAGAAAGCAATATGAGTCTGCAACGTCAATAACATTGCCGAGCGGAATCACGGTAAACGTGGGTATGCCAAATGCAAGTAAACTATTCAATTATTATGTACAATCGTTGGAGATGGTGAGAACATTGCCGAAACTTACACGCATTATTGACCTCATAAAAAATACTACCAATCATTTGGTGCTGTATACTTACGATAGTATATTGTTAGATATGCAAACTATGGATGGTGATATCTTACAACAGATACAAGAGATTTTAGAAGAAAACAAAACATTCCCCGTTCGTGTATATTCGGGAAATACATACAATAATATTAAGGAGATACATTTCCTAAAATCGGTAACATTTACTGTAAGTTGACGGTAGTTTGACGGGTAAATATAATATTTATATAAAGGTTGTTATACCTTTAATGGATGTTACATATGAATAATCAAACGCAACTTCTTTGCACATTCACTTCCGTAGACGAACTAGAAAATACCATTGATATTATAAAAAATTCATATACCTTAGTATTCAATAAATTATATTTACTGGAAAACACTGCAGATGAAAATCAATTAGTGTTAACATATAATATTACAAAAACAAATACCAATATAATACCACCGGTATCCACCATTTCGGTGCACAGAAAGAAACAAACGAATACAATTTATACAATTAATGCAATTAATAAATTGATTGAAATGAAAAATAATGGCATATTGGATAAATCATTTAGAATTGATTGGAATGAATTACAAAATACCGTATTAGTTACTGCATATGGAAAATTGAAAGTGGTAAATACAAAACTATCAGATATCATCGAATTATAATAGTTACCCCTTGACAAACTAAGGTCAGCCCACTACCTTTATAAAGTGGGCACTAAACTCACTAAACAAAACATTCTAAACTCTAAGAGGTACACACGTATGGGAATTAACATCTCAGCACTCAAGTCTAAGCTCAATCAGTTCACTCGTCAGAACGACCGCAGTGACGCACTCTGGAAGCCCACGGAAGGAAAGACGGTTATTCGTATTGTCCCGTGGAAGGATAACAAGGAAAATCCGTTCATCGAACTGTATTTTCATTATCTCGGTAATAAGACACATCTTTCCCCCACCTCAAATGGCAACCGTGATCCTATTGTAGAATTTGCGGATGCATTGCAGGCGGGTGGTACGAAGGACGATTGGCAGCAGGCACGTCCGTTCCGTCCAAAGCTTCGTACATTCGTTCCCATCGTGGTTCGTGGTGAAGAAGATAAGGGCGTTCGTTTTATGTCGTTTGGTAAGATTGTATACACCGAACTGTTGTCAATTATTTCTGACCCCGATTACGGTGATATCACCGATGTACAAAACGGTAGGGATATCGTGGTAGAGTATATCCCACAGGAAAAGAGCGATACGAACTTTGCAAAGACGATGGTTCGTCCTAAGCCGAATCAGACGCCTCTCGCTGATTCCGCTGAGAAGATTCAGAAACTTCTCACTGACCAGCCCGATATTCGTTCTATTTTCAAGGAACCTTCATATGAAGAACTCAAGGTTGCTCTTGAACGATACCTTGACCCAGATGCGGTTAAGATGCCACCTACCGCAGCTCCCGTTAAGGAAGAAGTTGTAACTAAGCCCACCTCACCCACGGCAGCTAAGTCAGTAGAACTTAAGTCAACGTCAGTCAAAGATATGATTGACGAGTTTGACGAAGTATTTAACTAACATCACTTGACTTTACTTGGATGGCCCACTATACTTACATAGTGGGTCATTCACGTTATTATACTATAGGAAAATAATATGGCAAAACCAGATAAGAAGGTTATTCAAGAACCAGACCGCGATGAGTTAGCGCAACTTATTGCAGTATCCTTGAATAAGATGAATAAGGATAGTGACCAAGTTGCATTCTTCCTTGATGGACGAGAATCAACGCCAACAGATTTTACCGATTTCATTTCAACCGGTGCAACCATGTTGGATGTGGCAATTAGTAATCGGGAAAACGGTGGAATTGCAGTTGGACGTATTACTGAACTGACCGGATTAGAAGGGTCAGGAAAGAGCCTGATTGGGGCACAGTTGATTGCAAACACGCAGAGAAGGGGTGGGGTAGGCGTTCTGATTGACACTGAGACAGCAGTCAATGCGGAGTTCTTTAAAGCAGTCGGTATTGATATGAATAAGCTGGTATATGTTCAGCTGCAGACGGTTGAAGAAATCTTCGATGCAATTACGACGATTATTGAAGAAGTACGTAAAGACCCCAAGAAACGGGATAAGCTTGTTACCATCGTCGTAGACTCCGTTGCTGCCGCATCCACCAAGAAGGAAATGGAAGCAGACTTCGGAAAGGATGGGTATGCAACCGATAAGGCTATCATCATCAGTAAGGCAATGCGCAAGATTACGGGATTGTTGGGCCGTGAACGTATTGCACTCGTCTTTACGAATCAGCTCCGTCAGAAGATGAATGCAATGGCGTTCTCTGACCCGTGGACGACTTCGGGTGGTAAGGCAATTGCATTCCACGCATCGACTCGTCTTCGACTGTCGTTGCTCGGTAAGATTAGTAATTCCAGCGGTGATGTGATTGGTGTGAAGGTGAAGGCAAATGTTGTCAAGAATCGTCTTGGACCGCCACATCGCACGGCAGAATTTGAAATTTATTTTAATCGTGGTATTGACGATTTGGGTAGTTGGTTGAAGGTATTGAAGGAAAACAAAATGGTTAAGCAGGCAGGGGCATGGTATGTATACGTTGACCCAGTTACGGAAGTGGAAACAAAGTTCCAATCAAAGGACTTTCAAGCGTTCTTAGATGCGGACCCCATTCGGAAGGAAGCACTCTACAGTGAGATTTGTGATTCACTGATTATGAAGTACCAGAGTGAATTTGATCCTGAAGATGTGAGTATTATGGCGGCAACTGAAGATGAATAATCCAGAAGATATTGTGCAGCTTGTATTGTCTGCGTATGATAAGTCGTGGGACGACAAGTACTCCTGGCCAGGAGTCGCCCAGCACCGTGACGATTTCGAATTAGAACTTCGTCGGTTGTTAATGCAAGCAGAGCCACAGGTTCAGTTGAAACCAGTCGGACCCTTAAAGCGGGGCGGGGAGGCATCAGTAACCATTCGTACCTCTCCTGCGCACACCTACACAATTAATCCACCGAACTTGATGGGCACATGGACCACCACCCAAACAGATGCTATGGGTGTTCAATCAAACATTATCAATAAAGAAATCCTACATGGCTAATCTGCAAGATATTTTTCACAATATGAAGTTTGAAGAAGACCCGCAAGGTATGACATATAACAGTCGGGTATTGTTGGTTGACGCGATGAACCTTTTCATACGTTCGTATTCTGCCGTGCCTTCAATGGATGACGATGGAAATCACATTGGGGGCATGATTGGATTCTTTAAGAGTTTAGGTCTTGCTATTCGCACGTTTAAGCCCACCCGGACCATCATTGTTTTTGATGGAAAGGGTGGCAGCCAAAGTCGTAGAAAGATTTATCCGCAGTATAAGGCAAATCGTAAACCTCCGGTTCGGTTGAACCGGAGTTATGATTTAACGACGGATGAACAAGAAAAAGAAAATATGAAGTGGCAGTTGGTATCATTGGTTGAAATGCTGGAATGTTTGCCCGTTACTATTTTTGCGTTGGACAACGTAGAAGCAGATGATGTGATTGCATATTTATCACAATTGGTTACGGCAGACGGCGGAGATAGTATTATTTATTCTACTGATAAGGATTTCTTTCAACTTGCCGCAGAAAATATCAAAATCTATAATCCCATCAAAAAGAAAACATTTAGTGACCAAGTAATCTTGGAAGATTATGGCATTCATCCAAAACACTTTCATTTCTTCCGTGCGTTAGATGGGGATAAGAGTGATAATATTGATGGAGTAAAGGGTGTTGGAGAAACTAATCTGAAAAAGTATCTTCCAGAAATTGCTGACCCAACCGCAGAAATTTCGGTAGACATGATTCGCAATAAATATGCAAATATAAAAAAGGTTCCCAAGATGATTGAGAACATTTTAAATAATGAAGATATAGTTGAACGAAATATTACATTAATGAATCTCCACGAAAGTATCATGTCGATTGATGCTAAAATGAAGGTAGTCAATAGATTTCAGACGACACAAACTTCATTGCGGAAGGTAGACTTGACAAAGTTGATGATGAAGTCTAGATTACTACAAGCATTCCCCAACTACGACAGTTGGTTATCGCAGAATTTCATTCCTCTTAGCAGGTTTAACAATGACACCACAGTATGATACGACAGTAGACAATCTTGCAAAATACGGACCAACGTTTCAGGCAAAAGTATTAGCAAGTTTGTTGTCGTCTACCGAATTTTTACAACAATCGTTGGATGTATTAAATCCTAAATTCTTTGAATCAAACGCGGGGCAATGGATTGTTGATACGACGATTGATTACTTTGCTGATTATAAGGCGTTACCCACGCTAGAAGTATTTAAAGTGAAGCTGGATGTGATTAATGATGATGTGTTGAAGATTGCCATTAAAGACCAATTACGGTCGGCGTTTCAAAGAAAGAACGATGAAGACTTGCAATATATCCGTGATAGTTTTCTAGACTTTGCAAAAAACCAAGCAATTAAGTCTGCTATTATCCGTTCCGTTGATTTATTGCAAATGGGACAATATGGTGAAATTAAGAATTTGATTGATGGGGCAATGAAAGCAGGACAGCCTCGTAACATTGGACATAATTGGAGAGACGACATTGGTATTCGACTATCGGGTATTTCTCGTATTGTGGTTCCCACTGGTTGGGATTCCATTGATCAATTAATCGGTGGTGGATTGGGTGCTGGTGAACTTGGTGTGATTGCTGCACCATCTGGTATTGGTAAGAGTTGGGCACTTGCCACGATTGGAGCAAACGCTGCAAAGGCAGGAAAACGGGTGGTATATTATACCTTGGAGTTGAACGAGAATTATGTTGGACTTCGATATGATACGATCTTTACGGGTATTGAGCCGGGTAATGTTCCACAACATCCTCAGTTGGTGCGAGATGCAGTCGATGGGGTTACGGGTGATATTATCATTAAATATTATCCTGCACGATCCATTACCGTTCATACGATTCGGGCACATCTCGATCATTTGATTAGTAATAAACTCAAACCCGATTTAATACTAATTGATTATGCCGATCTTATCTT